TACAAATACAGCGATCCCAACTGCGTGGTGGTGTTCGACGACTGTGACAGCATCCTGTTGGATGACGTGAGCCTGAACCTGCTGAAGGGTGCCTTGGACTCGGGCAAGAAGCGCAAGATTAGTTGGCTGTCGGAGTCGCGGGTGCTGCGCAGCGAAGGCATTCCGGACAGCTTCGACTTCCGTGGCTCGGTGATTTTTATCACCAACCTCAAGTTTGACAAGATGAAAAGCCAGAAGCTCAAGGACCATTTGGATGCACTGCAATCGCGCTGCCACTATCTGGACCTGACCCTGGACACCATGCGCGACAAGGTGCTGCGCATCAAGCAGATCGCTGCCGACGGCGCCCTGTTTGAGGACATGGGTCTGGACGCTGATGCCGAGCGCGAAGTGATCGCGTTCATGGAGATCAACCAGGATAAACTGCGCGAAGTGAGCCTGCGCATGGCGATCAAGGTTGCCCAGCTGCGCAAGAGCTTTCCCAACAATTGGACTGCCATGGCTCGTACCACTTGCATGAAGCACGACTAAACAGAAGAATCTAGTTTACCCCGGGTTTGGTTGGCTCCGGCCCGGGGGTTTTACAGGCACTCTGGTGCCTGTCTTTTTGACTTGTGTGTCAGGGTGCTATATACTTGCACCTATGGCACAAAAATATCTGCACATCCTCCTGGGTGCAGACTCATACCCTTTAGATTTCGCTGTAGCAGACAATGCGCTGGGACGGCTTTGGCTGGAACGCATGGCAGCACGAGATCCCTATCCCTTGGATCATCCAGGACGCTTCTACGGTTTTGATGATCCGGCCACGGAACGACTTCGTGCGCAAGTGTGGATCCAACGCTGTTGCGCCACCATCAACAGCTATCGGCCCATCATAGAACGTGAGTTTGAATACACCCAGGACTGCCTCAACTATCTGCATCATGCATTTGAGCAGTATCATGGCCTGCTGGATCAACAGCAACATGAGTTCTGGCAGTCAGCACCAGAATCTGTGCGACAGGCCTTAGCGGAGTTGAACCTGGCTGTGCATGCCTGCGAAACAGCCCAGAGATCACAGAACCCACGCTTTGTATGCACCTGGTTTGGCCTGCCCAAGACCCGCACCTTGGACTACGCCGCCATAGCCAACTGTATCACCTGCACCCCTGCCTGGGGTTCGGTGTGTTTGAACTACGTGGAGATAGGCAAGACTCTGGAAGACCTTGCCCTGGATGGTGATAACTACATAGGCGCGGATGCGTTCCAGCCTTTCCTGCACTACTCCGCTGACTTCGTGGTGCGCATGTTTGAAGAAGATGAGTGGACTGTGCAGGCCCGTATCTCTCAGATGGAAGATTACTATCAACACCACCGGCACTATTTCCAGCAACAAGGTTGGGACTTCACCGCGGAACTGATGCCTTACAGGTTTCCAGTGGCCCATTTGATCGAAACTGAATCCAGGAGTCAGATCATGCAGCACATACAGCAGCGGCAGCACATAACCCGAGTTTACATAGATGAAACGATGCACCATAGTCATACGCGATGAAGTCAACATCAAGATAGAAGGCCTGGACCTTGACACTCGCCGTGCCTTGGTCAAGCAGTTCAAATACGATGTGCCCTACGCCCGCTATCTGCCGGCTGTGAGACTGGGACGCTGGGATGGTAAAGTCAGCTTCTTCCAGCTAGGCGGCAGCACCTACACTAACCTATTGCCTGAGATCTTGCCCACGCTGGAACGGTTTGACTGGGACATAGAGCTAGATGATCAACGGAACTACACCACCACGTTCCAGTTCCAGGAGGTGGTGGAAAACACATTCGCACACCGCACATGGCCCGACAAACATCCCATGGCTGGGCAACCTATCATGCTGCGCGACTATCAGATAGAGATCATCAACAACTTCCTGACCAATCCACAATGCATACAGGAAGTGGCCACTGGAGCAGGCAAGACCATCATGACCGCGGCTCTCAGCGCAAGTGTGGAGCCCTATGGTCGCAGCATCGTGGTGGTGCCCAACAAGAGCTTGGTCACACAGACCGAAGCAGACTACCGCAACCTGGGCCTGGATGTGGGTGTATACTTTGGCGACAGGAAAGAGTTTGGAAAAACACACACCATCTGCACCTGGCAGAGCTTGAACGTGCTGCTCAAGAACACCAAGGCTGGTGTAGGTGAAGCCACCATACAGGACTTTATCGAAGGTGTGGTGTGCGTGATGGTGGACGAAGTGCATATGGCCAAAGCCGATGCACTCAAGACCCTGCTCACAGGGGTCATGAGCCAGATACCTATACGCTGGGGACTCACAGGCACCATACCCAAAGAAAAGTTTGAAAGCCAGGCCCTGATAGTGAGCCTGGGATCTGTGATCAGCAAGCTGTCAGCCAGCGAACTGCAAAGCCAAGGTGTGTTGGCGCAGTGCCACGTGAACGTGGTGCAGTTGGTGGACCATGTGGAGTATTCAAACTATCAAAGCGAGCTCAAATACCTGTTAGAGGAATCAGGCAGGTTAGACACCATAGCCGACGTGATCCGTCAAGTGCGGCAAACGGGCAATACTTTGGTGTTGGTAGACAGGATAGCAGCCGGGCAAGCCCTGGTAGAGAGATTGGGTGATGCTGTGTTTGTCAGCGGCGCCACCAAAGCCAATGACAGGAAAGAAGAATATGATGATTTTGCAGTCAGTGATGACAAGGTTGCTGTGGCGACTTACGGTGTGGCCGCTGTTGGTATTAACATTCCTAGGATTTTTAATCTGGTGCTTCTGGAGCCCGGAAAGAGCTTTGTCCGCGTTATACAATCAATTGGGCGAGGCATTAGGAAAGCAGAAGATAAAGACTTCGTCCAGATCTGGGACATAACCAGCACCTGCAAGTTTGCCAAACGCCACCTGGCCAAGCGCAAACAGTTCTACAAGGAAGCCAACTATCCATTCACGCAGGAGAAGCTGGACTGGATGAAAGTCAAGTAGATTTGACATTGCGGCCTACCACCTGTATACTAAGAACATGAAAATCCTTACCCTTGACAACCAATCGTTTGACCTGGATCACTTGCCCGAAGAAGTAGATGACATGAGGTTCGCCATCTTGGATAACTCAAATCCAGCTGATCCCGACTATCACTACATTCCCTTGATCTTCCTGGAAAGCTTCAACGCCCCTGCCCTGGTGCTGCGCATTGGTGAGCATCGTGTGCGCATGCCCGTGGACTGGCAGATCTTGATAGGCGAACCTGACCTAGGTGACCTTGAAGTGTTGCCCTTGACCAGCATAAATGATCGCGGCTTCAAAGCATTCCAGTTCAACCCACTTACCAGTTTCCGTCCCAGCTTCCTGGACATAGAGATCGTGGATGTGTATCAGGAGGTGGCATGGTATGCGCCCAAACTCAAGAATGGCCAGATGCTGTGCGTGCCTGTGAGCGACGAAGAAAAACCCGCATGCGTTTATTTCGTCAAAGACATCAGCCGCAACTGCGAGATAGTGGACTACAACCGGGCTTGGTAGCATGGGCAAACTCACCCCAGGCGCCACTCTCATCTATGAAAACAGCGAAGGTGTGGTATATGCCAGAGAACAAGGCAGCACCGAAAAGCACGTGGTGGGCATGACCTTGGAAGCACAACAACTCCGAGAAGGCTTGTTGGAAAACGAACTCTGGCACAAGATACGACGAGAGGCCCGGACTAATCCTGCTTTACATGATGCCCTGGAACGTGCTAAAATAATCTACTACTTGAGCCAAAAATGACAGACCCACTCAGCATCGGCAATGAAATGACACAGTTTGATCGCAAGAACCGTGGGTTCTACGACAGCCTCACCGATGAACAAAAGCGAAAGTTCAGTCCTTACCTCATGATCCGTTGGGGCAGCAGCGTTCAAGGCAGCAGGGACATGCAGGAGTTCTATCTCATCAGCACCAATCAAAGACTCAATCGACACTTCTTCAGCATCAGCACAGCACAACACAAGAAGCTGCAATGGCTGTTATCCACCACAGTGAGTCCAGGCATGGGCACACAGCGGCATCAATGGATCGCTCCCCGCAAAAAGGAACCCGGAGCAGGCACCATGCGCAAACAGTTATCCGAACTGTTCCCACATCTCAAGGATGATGAGATCGATCTCCTAGCGCAGATGACCACCAAGCAAGAACTTGACCAATACTTGAAAGACCTAGGCAACGACCGTAAATGAGCTATCGCTGTCAGTATTGCCGCAAAGACTTTGCCAAGGAGAGCACCTTGGCGGTGCATGTGTGCGAGCCCAAACGACGACGCCAAGAAAAAGATGAAGCGGGTGAGCGCCTGGGACTCCAAGCATACCTGCGCTTCTATGAGATCACACAAGGCAGCGCCCGACTCAAGACCTTTGATGACTTTGCTGACTCACCATACTACAAGGCCTTCGTCAAGTTCGGTAGGCATTGCGTGGCATTGAGAGCCATCAATCCTGCCAGATTCACCGAGTGGGTGGTGCGACAGAACAAGAAGCTGGACAACTGGTGCAGCGATGCCCTGTATACCGAATACCTCATTGACTATTTGAGGACCGAAGTCACAGCAGATGCACTCAGCAGGGCCATAGAGTTTGGTGTGGAATGGTCCGAAAAGTCTGGGAATCCCGCGCAGGATTGTTTGCGCTATGGCAATACCAATGCCATGGTATATGCCGTGAGCACAGGACGCATATCACCTTGGGTGATCTACAACTGTGAGTCAGGGCAGAAGTTCTTGAACGAACTCAACACCGAACAGATCAGCATAGTGTGGCCCTACATAGACTCAGATTTCTGGCAAAAAAAGTTCCGGGACTACGCAGCTGATCAATCCTGGGCCCAACACATATTACAACAGGCAGGATGGTGATGAGCGCAGATATTGACATAGACTTTGCTGATCGAGATGCAGTTCTGAAACTGATCCGGCACATCCCTGCCCGGCAAAGCAACGGCCGGCGGCATAACTCAGGTGTGTATGTGACAGAGATACCCCGGGATCCTGTGAATGGTTGTGCCGCCATAGACTATGAAACAGCAGAACAGCGTGGCTATTTCAAGATCGACTTCTTGAACATGGGCGTGTATCAGCTGATACGAGATCCTGCACACTATCAAGACATGTTGGCAGCAACACCACCCTGGTCCCGGCTGTGGGAGGACTCTGCCTGGGCCAGCCAACTGGTGCATGTGGGTAGCTACACAGAGCTATTGGCTAGTATGCGCCCAGACAGCATACCCAGGATGGCAGCGTTCATCAGCATAATCCGTCCGGGCAAGGCACACCTA